GAAAAACATATTAAATATGAATGTGACGATGCTTTTAATGGTAAGCAATTTTATAGTTATCATTTATATGATTTCGATAAAAAAGAACTTTTAGAAATATTAGATAAGGAAGTGAATTGATTATAAAAAGTTCACAATAAAGGAATTAAAAGACATTAAAGAAATATTAGAGCAGTTTAATGGTAAAACAGAGGAAGTTAAAGTTAGGAGAGTGAAAGAGAAGTGAGCAACGAAGAGTTAAGCAATGTTATTGATAAAGCCGAAGATGAATATCAGAAATTAAAAGATAAAGTTATAGAACAGAGATTAGAAATAGAAAGACTAAATAATATCATAAATAAAGCTATAAAATACATAAAAGAACATTGTATAGATGATGAATTTTATATCAATTTAAGTAATAAAGAAAAAGGAATAATTGATGTATTAACTATATTAGAAAATGGAAGTGATAAATAAATGGATGTATCTTTATTTATAATTATAGTTATGATAATAGCTTTATTAAGTTATATATCTAAAAGAGTATTGGATATAATAGAATATCGTTTAAAAGAACCTAAAAGGATGGATAAATATAAAAGAAGTGATTTTATAAGTGATGATTTTATTTAAATAAAAGAACCTAAAGAATAGGCTCTTTTTATTATGTTCCACGTGAAACATTAGTATATTAACATAAATAATTCTGTGATTCTAGGGTCATTAATTATCATTTGCTCAATATTAATTATTAATTCTCTATATTTTTTAATTAAATCTTGAGCTGATACTACACCAAAATTACCTTTAGTAGTTTCAAGTGTAGATTCTATTTCTTTATTAGTACCCGTTCCTGTTGCTGTAGAATCAGCTGTAGTTGTTGCTGTTCCTGTGCTTGTTCCTGATTGTTCTGTAGTATCTTTATTCCATGTTACTTTATTAGCATAATCTACACTATCAATTTGTTTATTAGTTATACCTAATTGTGATTGAGGTGTATCAGATTCAACATTTTTATTATATAGATTAGTTGTTGTACTTGTTGTATTAGAATCATTAGAATTAGATGTTGTTTCACCAGTTGAAGAAGATGTTGTATTACCTGATAAATCTCTATCAATAGTACGTTTATAATCTACATTATAAATAATATTATAATCTTGGTCAGCACTAAAGAATAATTGATTGTAATATGGCATTATTTCATTTAATGATATTTCAAGTTCATCAAGAAATCTACCTACAGTTTCAAAACCAATTTCACGATATTTATAATAATCTAATATCTTTTTATTTAATTCTTCTCTAGTTGGTATGATATTTGGGATTCCATATTCTTGTTTAGATGTTGATACATATAGTGGATATGTTGACATCTTTTCATCAATTAAAGCTTTTGTTTGTTCATTATTTAATAAATTATATAAAACTTCTGTATATCTAGCATAAATCACTTTGTATCACCTTCTTCATCAATTATAGTATCATCATCATCAAATTCATTTAAATCAATTTTAAGGTTTCTTCTACGTTCTACTGATATATTTAGTCCAAACATCTCATTAATCTCCTTACAAGCTTGTTTACGAGCTTCTAACATAACATCTGAATTAACTTGTATCATTTCATTATTAGATTCAACTTCATTTGTAACTAATCTTTCTCTTTTATCTGTATTAGCATTATTAATTCCTAAAAATGTAAGACATTCATTTAATACATTAGTCTTTTGTACTTGTAATTTATCAAATACAATAGGGGCTGTTGTATTAAGAACAGAAAAATCATTTGTATCTAAATTTTTATCAGCAAATATAACAGGTTCATTATCTTGCTTTTGTTTAATAGCTTGTTTAAATGATTGCTTTTGTTTATCACTACATTTAACTATTACAGGTGTCTTTTGAGCTTCAATATTCGTATCAATAGTTCTTTTAATATTAGTTAAATCAGCACTATATAATTGGATTGTTGGGAATGTTGGAATACAATCAGCATTATTTCTAATAATAACACAATCAACATTATTTTCTAACATATCATCAGTTTCAGGATTATTATATAAATAATTAGTTGCATAGGGTCTTAATGTAGTTGGTTCATCATAATAATTTAATTGTCCTGTATATCCTATTTGAGCCACCATATAACCAATAACAGGGTCTTTATAAAATACACATGAACCTTCACTAAATAAATACCTTTCAATCCATTTTTCATTAAGACCATTAGGCAAGTTTTTCCATTCAAATAAACTTCTTGCTATTAACATCAATTTATAATAATAGTGTGTATAAACTCTATTATTCATTTGTTTAGCTACACTTTGATAACTTAACATTTTATAATTTTTATTTTGACAATCATTCATAATAATCTCCTTTCTAAACTATACCATTACTAATAGAATAATCTTCTATGTTACTAGCATTTCTCCAAAATCTAATTCCATTATTATAACAATCTTTAATTTTTCTCATATCATTTTGAGGTATATTACCGTCTATTGATACATCAATACACTTAGTATACCAATAATTACTTCTATGAGCTTTATTAGGTACTTTTACAGCATTTACTTTATATCCAAACATATTAAAATAACCGTCTATTATTCTTGCGTACTCTGATTTTATAGTAGTATTAAACCAATGGAAAGTATTATTTAAACTAGCTGTTACAACATCACCACTATTTGTATTTCCTCTTGTTTGAGGTGGAATTAATGAATGTTGATATATTTGACCAATAGAATTAGCTATTCCTAAAGCACCACTACCAACAGCTAAAGCGTTACCAGTTGCAGCACCTCCAACAATACTAATACCACTTTCAGCAACACCAAGACCAATATTTACAGCGTTTTGAGTTAACCAGTTTGTATAAGTATCTGTAGCCCATGAACATTGAGGATATTTACCTAATACAAGTGATTCATCATAAGGTAGTGTTTCATTTCTATAATAAATTGGATAACATCTGATAGAACAACCGGGAGTTAAACAAGCGTCTATTTGAAATCTTAATTTATTGTTAGCACTCCTATTAAATAGTTCTTGATGATATACAGCATTACTACCATTAGAATTACTCATATTAATAAAACAGTAAGGAAATGTTAGTAATTTCTTATTTACTGGTGTATATCCGTCTAACTGTGATATAGGGTCTATTTCCTTTTGCCATTGTACTGGTGTATCACTATCTGGTACAATTCCTCCAACATCATCTACTAAATTACTAGGAGCTATAAAAATAGAATCTACAGCGTCAGCTTTTCCGTTTTGGTCTAACGCTTGTAAATGTTCTTTTATTCTGGTAGCTGTTCCCGGATAATATTTAGGTCCACAGAATATACCATTATATTTACCACCATATAGAGTAATAATATCACTAGGAGCAACAGTTGAAGATAATACAAATTTTGTAATTGTTAAATTTGAGTCTTTTACATGAGAATTTATAACATACTCTCCCAGTTCTACATTTTCTGGTATTGTATTTAATCCTAAAGTGTCATCTGATACGTGTTCACGCTCTACAAAAGAAGCTTTTACATCATAATCAAATAACCATGTCTGAATAACATCTGTTTCAATATGTATATCAGTTCTACCATCATTTATATATTCTAAATCTGTTACAAAAGCATAGAACCATTTATTTGAATAAGCACTATTTTGATACATAACATAGTTACATTTATAAATACTATCATAATGAGCCGGTACTCTAATAATTTGGTCTTTTCTTTGATATGTAAAATTATCATAGTTATATGATGTTATAATTCTACTTTGAAAATATGTTTGTTGAGCTGAAGCATTAGCAAAATATAAAGTATTTTTATAATCATTTTCCAAAGGTACATCTAAAAGATATACCTTTGTTATTGGATTAGCCATATATTAACCTTCTTTCTAATTTAAAATAGTAACATATCCATTATTTATATGTAAATCATATATACCAGCTGATAAAGTCTTTTGACTATAACTATCTGTAATATAAATTTCTCCATACACTTCTATTTGAATAATTTTATTACAATATACACCATTAAATTGAGTTATTGTAAATGGTGATGTTCCTGATACATTAATTTTATCAACATATAATGGAACAATAAAGTTATTAGAACCATAATCATCACTATTAATTGTTAATGTTGGACTTGGTTGTAAACTTCCAACAGAAATATTATTATTAGCTAATACATAATTACTATTTGTACATATAATTCCATATTTATCATTATTTGTACTTATTACACTAGCAAGTGGATTATTACCAACAGCTGTAAATGTGTTTCCACTAATATTACCTGTATTTGTATCAATTACTTTAATAGCATTAGATGTTGTTTGTAAAAAGTTATTATTACTTATATTAAATGAAGAATAAATATCATTAGATGTATCACCATTTTCAAGTAAAATACATGAATGTAAATTATCTTTTGAATTATAAGCAAAATTATTATTTGAAATAATTAAATTTTGGAATTGTTTAATATTTAAACAAGTATCTAATGATTCAAAGAATTGATTACTAATAAATGTCATTTCAACACCATAATCAATAAATATATCTTTATTACCACCAAATATAGTATTGTTATTAAATAATACACCGTCCATTTGATGAATATACATAACATATCCTGTTAGTGATATATCATTATTTGTAATAATAAAATCAGCAAATGTATTAGTACCTGTTGTATCATCACTATAAATAAAGTTAGTTATATTTTTAGTATGACAATTAATTACTTTTATTCTTCTTGTTGCTTGTTGATAATCATGATTTTGTAAAGGTAAATAAATTGCATTAGTACAATCATTAAATCTTACATTATCAATAATACCATTTCTGAAGTTTTTCAGTATTATACCACTTGTAGAGCCAACAAATGTAATATTACTAACTTTAGTATTATACCATTTTATAGTATCATCACCTAATGTTAATGTACCATTAATAATACCATTACCTGTAATATCTAAATTGTAACCTTTTACATTTACATTACTTATTTTATATTTACCACATGGAAATACAATTTTAAATCCTGTAAAATCTTGTTCAATATTTAATTCAGGTTTTTCAATATGTATCAAATTATTTGTTTTATCAAATAAATCAAATAACTTTTGTATTGATTCAGTATCATCATGTATATTATCACCATATGCACCAAATTGTTTAACATTTACTTCATCACTAATAATTAATTCAGCAACTAAACCAGAATCTAATGATATTAGTAAACTATTATCTGATGTTTCATTTAAACCTAATTCTCTAATATAATAAGTTGAGGCACCACCATCATTAATAGAGTAGTATCCTAAAGTTTGTACATATTGCCCACTAATTAGAGTAGCATTTTTCAAATCAGCAACAGTATCATAAGTCATAATAACATCTAATGTAATTATAGATTCAATTATTTCATCTAATTCACCTGATGTTAGCATTGAATCAAGTAAATCTCTAATAGCATTAGATAAATTATTTTTAATATATACCATTGTTTCAGCAATCTTTTTATCTTGACATAATAATTTAGCTTGAGTTGTTTGTAATAGCTCTTTTACTTCTCTTTTTAATTGTCTAATTAATACTTCTATTTCGTTGTTATGTGATGGTAAATTAATACCATCACAACAACAATTATTTTTAGATTTTGGTTTATTTATTTCTTTATCACAACAATCTATATCTAAAGATTCATGATATTTATTGTATTTTTCCATTTTTATCTCCTTTCTAATTATGAATATTCTCCAAAACTAATCCACGTTCCAGGTGTACCAGATACAGTACAAATCCATCCTTCAGGTTGACCACTTGATATTGTAGAATTATATATAATATCTCCAACAACAAAGTTTGTTCCGTCAAATTGTGAATTTGATGATGGAATAGTTGGGGATGTAAATCTATTTTTTACAAGACTTTCGACCATCCATTTATCAACTAAATCAATCTTTTTTAATACAACAGCATCTTGTTTATGTAAAATAAGTTTTTGAGGAAGTAATATATTACCAGTGTTATTTATTTTCAAACTATTTCCATTATCGCCACCCCAAACAAGTATAGTTATTTTATCTTGTGATGTTTTAACACCACTAATAGTTGTTAATTCTGTATCACTAACTCCAACAGTAATAGTATCTAATCCTTTAACATCTATACTTCCATTTGTTGCAACTCCCATTTGTACTGTTGTTCCTACAGATGATAAATTAGAAGTACCTAAAGAATTACCATATATTTCAACAGTCCTTTCATTTTTAGTACCATCAAAGAATTTATCACATCTACCAGCTTGAACATTATTTTGTGCTATTATATATGTTTGAATTGCACCTTTTATTATATAACCAGAGTTATCAGTCATGTAACCAGTATTAGCAAATCTAGTACCATTTACAACTAATTTAGCATTAGTATAGGTAGTAAATGCTTTTCCAATATTTTCGAACCAACAATTATTAAAATAGGCACTACCATTAACTAATACACCATCAACAGAATTTTGAATAGTACAATTATTAAATATAATTTCATTAACATTAGAACTTCCAACATTAATAGTTGAATTAATATCAATATCAATTCCAGTTGCTAAATTATATTCTGTGTTATTTTCATTTACAGATTCAAATAAACAAGTATTAAAAGTTGTTTGACCAATTTGTTCATTTGCAACTAAACATCTTTCTGTTGCACTAACTCCTCTTCTGTAAATATCAACATGGTCAAAAGTTAAAAATTGATTTGCCAAATCTCCTTGATTATCAATTGCTTCTAATTTCAAACCAATTAAAAATTTTGATATTGTTAAGTTTTTAAATGATGAGTACCAAACACCACCATTATATGCTGGTCCAGATAATTCACTTGCTGTTAAATCTAAACCAATTAATGTAGTGTTTTCGTCATCACATAACAATGTAAAGTTTTCAAATACTAAATTTCTAATAGTTCCATTTTCTAAATAAATTAAATGATTGGTAGCATTAGCACTTGCTTTAATAATAGTCTTATCTTGATTTTCACCCTTATAATTTACATTATTTTTAATAATCATATAATCTATTAAATAAGTAGCATTTGGAAAATACAATGTTCCATGTTTTTCAGCTAAATAATTAATAGCTTTATTTAAATTAATAGTATCATTATCAATTCCATTACCTTTAACACCAAACTGTTTAATATTTACTATTTCACCTATTATTAATTTAGCTCTTAATCCATTAGTTAAAACATGAATTGAACCACCATCATCAACTAAAGTTTCATCATCAACAATAATATATTCACCATGACCACCATCATTAGCTTCATAATATCCTTTAGTTTTAACATGATAACCTTCTTTTAATTTAGTATCAGCTTTCATTTCAGCTACTGTTTCATAACTTCTAATAGCTTTTTCATCCTTAATTTTATATCCATTTAAAGTAACTATATCTGACATTAAATACCATCTCCTTCACTTGCTACTATACTAAATACTAATGATTCATCATCAGAATCATAAGTTTCAAGTAAATTAGCTGTAATATCTCCATTATGTACAGCATTATTAAATAATGTTGTTACTGTACTAACTAAATTTTCTTTCATATAATCAACAGCATTTTGAATTGTTGCATTTTGATTATTAATAGATTCTTCAATTTTATCATCTTGTAAATTAATTTTCATATCGATTGTTTCGATATAATCATTCATTGTTTTTATAATACAATTTTGAAAACAATTAAAATCTTTTATAATACCTTCTTCAAATTCAGTTATATATCTATTAACATCTCTTACAAAATCATTATATATTGTTATTAATTCTTGTATTTTAGCATATATCTTTGCTGTTTGTTGAACAGATGTTGCTGATTCGCAATCATAAAAAGCTGGTTGTGGGTCAGTTAAAACCCAATGTGGTAAATGCTTTAAACAATATTTTTTCATTTTAATCTCCTTTCTATAAAAATAAGGATGATGGATTATTCCACCATCCTTTATTTAATTAAGCTGAAGCTACTGTAATTATTACATCATCAGTTACTGAATCAATTACAATCATACCTGTATCTTTATCATATACTTCATCAGTTATATCTGTTGGTGTTTCTACATTCTCAACTGTTGTACTTCCCATTGTAACAGTTACAGTATGAGTTGATTTAACACCTGTTAATGTAGTTGAATATCTAGTTCCTTCTGTTGCTGTCTTTCTCTTATTTGATGATTTAACACCTGTTGCTAATGAATATGTAATATCATAAGTATCAACATCACCATCTGAATCTTTATCACTACCACCAACTTTAAATACAACAGCATTTACTAGTGGTGAATAAGCAAGTGTTTGCCAAATATGAAGGTAGTAATTTTTATATAATCCTTCACTATTTTCAAAGTCTTTAAATAATACTAAATCATCAAATACTTGGAAGAATTGTTCATCAACTAAAGCACCACGAATATCAGGGTCAGGGAATGCGTCAATAATGATTTTTCTAGTATCATTAAATTCAGCTACTGACATATTAAATACAGAAGCTAATACATCAACATTAACAGCTACATCTGTAGGATTAGATAGAATTAATACTTGTTCATTCTTTCTACTAAATGTGATTAATGGATTTGTATCAGTTGATTGAGCTGTTAGCCATGCATTGTTATTTGAGTTAGGAAATGTCATATCACCACTAACAGTTTTAACAGTTTTAATAAATGCTTTTGCATTAGCTTCACTTGTACATGGGTCAGCTACTTCTACTACTTTCATAGCATTTTGTTCCATAGCTTGTTTGATTAATTGCTTCATTAATACAAATTCATCAAGTTCAGAAGAATTATATAAACTGTTAATGATATTAGCAATAAAGCTTTGTAATTTATCATAACTTGCAAAAGCTTTAAATAATGATTCAGGATTAACAGTTACTTTATATTTATCCTGTCTATTCATTCTATGATATACAGCTTTAACATCAGGTAATGCTCTATTTAAAAGTTCAGCTCCTGTTGGGTCATATTGTTTAGCTTTTAAAAAGTTAGCATATATTTCTTCTACTGTATCACCTAAAGGTTTTTTACCTTTCTTTAAGCTCTTTAATGGGTCAGAAAATAATTTTGAATGGATAACTTGTTTAATAACTAAATTCAATAACATACTCATAAATTCATTAGTTACAACAGCATTATTTGGGTCAGTCATAACTTCTTGAATATCTGTAATATTATTTCTTGTTGCTTCAGGTATTCTATCTTGATACATTTCTGAAGCATTATCTCTAATTGTATTTAAAATTTCTTGTAAATTCATATAATCATTCCTTCTTTCTTTATTTTAAATTTCCATTTTCATCAAATAGATTTTCAAATTTACGAGGTTCTTTTACAGAATCTGTATCTCCTACTTGATTCTTTTGGATTTCTTCTTCAGTTTTATTTGCTCCTACTCTTAAAAATAGTTGCATATTAGCACTTCTTAATTTTTCGTTATCTTCTTCAAAACTTTTATTCTTTTCCATTAATTCAGTATTAGAATCAAATATACCTGATATTTTATCTGACAATTCTGTTAACATTGTTCTTCTTTGAACATCATCAGCTTCAGTACCAATTTGTTTAATTGCTTCTAAAAACTCATTTTTATCCATTTTTTATTAATCTCCTTCTTCTATTAAATAATACAAAATTATAACCTTTCTTTTTCTTTGAATATATTGGTGTTGGAGGGGTTAAACCACTCATAAAATTAAACCAATTTCTAGCATTTTGTTGTCTTTGTAAATAATGATTTATTAATGGTAAATAACTTGGTCTTTCATAACCAGCCATAAACATTATTGCTAATTTTTCAGGTGTCCAATTCATTGTGTTATTTAAAAATTCATCACCTGTTATACCTATCATGTCAGATGTTGCACCTGAATCATAATAATTACTTATAAATGCTGATGTTGTGTACCATTGTCTAACACTTGATGGTCCACTTATTTCTTCTTTAACAACTTGAATCTGTACATCTCCTGATGTATAAGGTGATAAACCTAATGTACTACAGGCATTAATTAAATCACTTTTAGGTGTCCATTGTACAAGTCCATATCCACCCCCACCACCTCTTTCATTTAATATAGGTGAGAGAGTTGATTCAGCTTGCATATTACCTAATATACCGGCTATTGTTCTATCTTCTATACCAATACTTCTATAATAACTTATAATTATACTTGCATTGTTTTCCATTTCAGATTGATTTAAATATTCATCCTTACTAATCCATTCTAGGTTATATGTTTGCCAATTATAGCTCATAGCATAATCCATAACTGTATCATTAACACATACAACATTATACATATGTTCAGGATTTTTTAGATGTGTACCTGTAGTATCCCATCTAACATGACCCCTAGCAAATTCTATATGTAAATGGTCACCTGATGAATAATCACCACCGGAAGCATAATTACCTGTATGATACCATAATTCACCCTGTGTATATGTTTCACCAACATTTTTAGGTGTTGTTTGACTATGTGCAACTAATACAGATAAATCTGTTAGTGTTCCATCAGCTAATCTAACAGGATTTAAAGACCAACATATCATATTATGGGAATTTCCTCTATATACAACCTGACATGAAAATGGTGCATAACAGGGACAATCATAAACTCTACCTGATTGATTCCATCCTAAAAAGTCCATAGCAAGTTGTTGATGTTCACCCTGTGACAGGTGCATATATGCTAAAGGATATAAACATACTTCATTTCCCTGTCCATCATATAATCTTTGTGAAGCTTTCATAATTGTTTCCTTTACTTAATTAAAAATTACCATGTGAATATTGTGGTGTGTTTGTGATAGGTGTCATATCTGTAATTTTAACTAAAACTTTACCATAATCATGTGTTTCTATTTCAGCATACGTTTTACCTTCTACATATGCTAATATTTTATAAGATAGACCACCAAATTTTTTAGGTTTGATTGTTGCGAATTGTTTTTTAGTATTAACATTATAAATATTTCTAGCTTCTATTGATGGTGGTATATTTATATATTCATTAGCATGATATATTTTAGGCCTTAATCCACCTCTTAAACCATCATAATATATATTACATTGTGTAAATTCAGGATGATTTAATTGATTTTGACCTAAAAATACACCTGTACCATTTCCATTATCTTTACGAAACATAGCTACATGAGAATATGGGCATGACCTACTTTTCATTGACCAAATAGCCCAATCACCATCAACCATAGAATCAGCTCTTACTTTATCGAAATATTTATCTAGTCCTAATGATTCAAAATTATCCCAAATTGATGTTGCATATCCTGATGGATTACATATTGTACCTAATTTTAATCCGAATTGAGTTCTACAAAAGTGTTTAAATCCATCTACACATTGACAGCCATATTGACCATCTTCATCAAATCCTTTACCAATTACAGATAAATAATAATCATGTGGTGTCATTATTTAAATTCCTTTCCATCTGATACAGGATTATCACAATCAGCTGTAAGTTCTAATACTTCACCAACATCAGTAATTTTTACATCAACTTTTTCTTCAATCTCTTTTTCCATAAAATCAGCTCCTAACTATTTTTTAACTTCAATATGTGATTCTATTATTGTTAGTCTTTCATTAATAGACCCTAATGTTCTTAATATTTCTTTCATAGTTGTTAGTTGAAAATATATTAAATAAGCAACACAAACAACAGATAATCCATTATCAACCATTAATTTAATTAGTTCTTCCATAATATCACCCCATTTCATAATTTTGTATTACATCCATAACTTATAACTAAAAATAAAAAATGTCAATAAAATTATTGACATTTAATATAAATTGTGATATTTAGTTAAAATTTGTACATACATAATTGTATAACTTCATATGTTATATTTTTTATATTAATACTTTCAAATCTAACATTACCTAGTTTATAATTTTCCATAAATACTTTAAATTTAACAGCTCTTGATTTATCTCTTAAAAATAGTGTATTTGGTGAATGGTCTTTCATAGTAATAGAATATATAATCGGATATGATGGGTCTATATCTTTTGATACAAACATTTTACCTTCATATGAATCTATCCATATACCATAACTATTTTCTTTATAAATAAATGTACACCAATATCTTGATTTAGATGTTTTCTTTTCAATAAATTTATCATCATCAAGTAAAAATTTATTCTCAATAGAATAATCAGCATATCTTGTTCCATCAATTAATCTACCAAATTCACTATTCTTTTTAGTATCAATAAATTTTTCATTTCTTACATCCTCAACTAATATTGGTCTATTAGGATGTTTCCAAATCCATTTTCCATTTTTATCTTTTTTAATTGGCATTTTTAAATTCCAAAATAAAAAGTAGGGATTAGTTATTGTTATAGCATTAGCTAACATAAATAATATAACTCTTGGATGACCTGTTCCGGGTCTTGCTACTGTTTCATATAAATTTAATAGTTTTACAGGTTCATCAGGTAAATATCTTTGATTTCCTTTATCAATTAAAAATTCATCAAATATTAATAATGTTATATTAGGATATGAAATTGATTTCTTATTACTTGCTGTTGATAGTGTAAATCCATAACCACATATATCTTGTTCTGTCCATTTTTCATTAGGGTCAGATGGTTTTAATCTACAATAAAAGTATTTAGAATCAGTTTTAAATTCATAATCAGGATATTTATATTCTATATCTTTAAAAAACTGAATCATTGGTTCTTTTAAATCATCCTTATACCTTCTTATATAACCAAATTGTTCTCGTTTCTTTATAAAATTATCAATACCTAATTCTTTAGCTCCAAAAGATTTACCACCACCACGATTACCAACAATAATATTAATTAATGTGTTATGTGTTAATGTTCTTTTACAATCCCAAAACATTGAGGTATCTATTTTATTTTTCATTATAACCATCTCCAAATTAAAAGAGAGATAAAACTAATTTATTTAGTAGGTAACCAACCCAATATCTACTATGTAGCTCTTCACCATTGGTCATAATAGATTCCTAAATATGAAAACTAGTATTATCTCTCTATATTTATTTTATACTCTTTTTATAGTAAAGTCAATTTCAGATAATACAACACCACCCGGTACAATCTTTGGCTGCTTTTTACCTTTATAAGAAGCTCCAATATTAAAATTATCAAAATTAACATATTTATGACAATCTGTTGGCATACCAGCTACTGTAATTTTTAAATTATATTCAGGATTAGGATTTAAAACATCTTCTGTTGAATTTTCAATATAACACTTTTGTCTTAAAAATTTAGCTCTATTGAATTTAGTTTCAAATTTCCATGCTCCTAATTTAGTATCAGATATATCCAAATTACTATCATTTAAAAATTTTGTTTCATCCTCACCATTTAAAACTATATGTAAACTATCAGTATCAGCATATACAAATTGAGCTTTAGATAAACCATTTCTATGATTATCCATAATTCTTTGTGCTGATGTTATAGTCTTTTTTCTTGCATAACTTGTTATAAAACTAGCCATAGCAATATAAACACCATTCTTTATTTCAGCTTTACCATCTTTATAATGTATTTCATTATCTTCACCTAAATAAGGAATTTTACTTCTAACTCTTGTATCTGTTCCAAATTTACCGTATAATGAATTTAAAAATAACTTTGATATTAAGTACAAGCCATGATTTCCATCTTTCTTGGCTTGTATTTTATTATTAGACCATTTATCTATATAATCAGTAAATAGTCCTTTTGTAGCTTTAAATTTCCATCCTGATATATATTCTAAATTATACACATCATATTGTTCTAAAAATAACTCTAAATCAACACTATTTAAACATAATACTACTTCAGTATCACCTGATGTTGTTAAATATTCATTAGCTCTAAAACTATAACCATATTTAATTTGTATTGTTGGTATTTTTCCTTCTTTTAATTCAAATTGACATCTTATCATTTGTGTATATATTGGATAAATAGGGTCATGTTCATATTTACCATTAAAATATATAGGTGTTCCAAATGGTAAATAATTATCATACATAACAGAAGGATATAAACTATTTACATCTAATACAATACCTTTTCCAACATCCTTTTCTGTATAATCAGGATTTAGATATGTAAAACCACCTCTATAAGATTGTTTAACATCATCATGATATTTTGGTGTTGGAAAATATCTATCAAAATTCCTTTTCTTTATTATCTTTTTATACTCACTTAATGCACATGAACCTATAGTCATTTTATTTAAACCCTGTGAATAAAAATACTCAATAGCATGAGCTACAATCTGTACATCATGTTTAATATATTCTTCTTCTTCAGGTGTTAAAGGTGAACCAATAGGTAAATTATTATGTGAATCATAATCTATTTTTAATTTTGATATAGGTAGTTTAAAAGATTTAGCTATTGAATCAACAGATAATGGTATTAATTTTAAAGAATCTTGAAAAATAACTTTATTTACTTTTTTACCTTTCTTTTCAAATATAACCTCTACCTGATAAAATAAACCTTTATCACTAATTAAAGTATTAAATGTTTTACTTTTCTTTTGTTCAGGTTCTGTTGTATGTTCATATCCATTTTTAAATAACCAATTCATTATGAATTGTGAATCGAATTTTAAATTATGAAAAAATACTGTATCATTTTCTTTTCTTTTAATATTCCATTCCATAAATTCATCAATAGTTGTTCCAATAATTACATCCTCTTTATTTCCTACTTCACATATAGCAAAAGCCCAAACTCTACAATCCTCAATATTAGTTGTTGTTTCAAAGTCAGCAACAAAACTACCCATATCATCACCCTATTTTAAAACATTATTTGCTATAATCTGTTTACTATTTAAATCTTTATTCTCAACATTCCATGTAGTTCTTAATGAGCTTATATACTCACTTTCTAGTTCACTATTAGGATATAAAAATTCAAATGTTCCACCTTCTTGATTAAATATATTTAAAAATTCTTTTATATCCATGTGTTCAATTTTATCAATTATATCTTTAATATCAGATTCATTATAATTTTGTTTTAATCCTGTAATATAATTATCTCTAACTTGATAATCCCTTTTAGTAAAATAATCGCTTTGTGATTGTGTCAAAATGCTTTGCCATCTCTTTTTTAAGTCAGTATTTCCCATAGTTCTATAAAATGCTGTCATTGGCTGTAGAGCAACTTCTTCAGCTCTACCCATACCTAATTGACCTCTAGTATAGCCTAAAGCTTCACCTCTTGATGTCATTTCAATATTTTGTATTTCTTCTAATCTTGATTTCCTTCTACGATTAATAATACCTATTCTTCTATTCATTTCTGTACGTTGCCAATGAGTTGTTTGTAGGTTATATTCTGTATCAGGAATTGTTACTATTTCTTCAGCTCCACGTTTAGAAAATCTTTTTAAAGAATTTAATTCTCTATGTAAATCCTGTCTAGTATTAATAAGTTCTTTTAATTGTTTAGCACTAATCTTTTCAGGTAATAAATTAGCTATTTCAGGATTCTTTTTAGCAACTCTATTTATTTTAGAATTAAAGTTCCTGACAGCTCTATTTATTTCTTCTGTATCTTGTTCTGACCATCTAATTTTATGATATTTAGACATTCAATAAACCCTTCTTTAGTTTCAATTAAAAATCCTCTTTTTTCAATACTAGAATAAAGTTTTAAATCACATAACTTTTCATTAATAATAATAAATCCGAATCTTTTAGATAATGATGTACTGATACTATCCCTATTAGATAATAACTTGTTTTCAAAGTTTTCTTTATATAAATTTGATGAAAACTTATATTTTACATAACTATCCTTATCATATTTTACTTTTACCTCATAAGGTGATAATTTTAAATTGTAAGCTATTCCATTTCTAGTTAGCATATTAAACCTCCTGTTAATTAAAATAAACTCTTATATATGGTCTTTTTTCTTCTTTCTTATCTCCATAGAATCCAACTAGCTTTTCTTTATCATTAGTTGAACCTGATAAATATCTTGTATCTTGTTTAGATACATTTTCCCATAAGTCAGCAACCTCTATATCTTGATTACCTTCATCATTTAATGAATATACCCTAATATCAGGTTCTTTTGGATTCTTCTTATTAGTATTAAAATATCCAACTAATCTCACATCACCATTTTCAGCTGTTGTTAAACCTGATAAATATTCATTGTCAGCTTTGCTTTTATGTAACCATAATGCAAAAGCTTCAGTTAATTCATTAGCTCCTTTCTTTGTTTCTTTTGTGTTACTTGTTTTCATATATACCTTCTTTCTCCCTCTGTATTTATGGTGGCTTGGGACACCCTATCGGCTACATTAAGAAGAAGTTTATGCAACTTCATCAGATATAGTAAACATTGGTTTTATATTATAACGTTTATTACCTCTTAACATCAATTCTAACTCTTTATAAGGTATAATCCACACTCTTTTAGTATCAAGATTATATAATTTATATTTACCTAACTTTATATCCTCGATTAACCAATGTTCAGTATGTTGATTAATGGCTTGAGTATGACCTTCTAAATCCATTAATATCTCATCAGATGTTTCTTGTAATAAAACTGTACCAACTTTTAACAAATACATAACCTTTTATCTCCTTCCATGATATAATGTTATCAAATTATTGCATAAAAGTCAATAATTATTTTGCATTTTCTTCAATTTCTTTTATGTAGTTTATAAAGTGTAAAGTATTACAATTCTACTTGACAGATGTTGACATTTATTTAATGTAAAGTATTATGTAAACCATGTGTAAAGGGGAATGTCAAGTCAAGAATGGGGAGATTACAC